ATCATCGACTCGTTGTCATACACCGATTGACACCCGATACCGATTACTGGGTTATCTATTAATTCAAAGTTAGGAAACTCTAATACTAGTTGATATGGAAGATAAGCTGCGAACCACCACTTAAGATCTTTTAGTGTTATCTCTTCTATACCATTCTGCATCTTGAATATCTTACCTTGATTCTGAGATACCCAAAAGATACCAGCTGGAGTATTACTTATACTTAAACTATCTTGACAAGATCCATATTCATATGGTCTATCTGAGCTAACTATATTTTGTTGTGGTTGTGAAAATAATCCACCATCTCCTATTGTAAGTTTTGTTCCCGCATCTGTTTGTAGTTGATCTACTCCTAAAAACTGAACTGGGCTCTCATTGTAAAAGAATATCATCACCCCATTTTTATTTATAGGTTTGATAGATACTGGTCTAGATAAAAACTTCTTATAGTTGTTTACAAGGAAGAATAACCAGTTATCTCTTTTACTTTCTAGTTGTGCCGGTAAAGAATATATAATTTGATTAGGATCGTAAACATAACAGTTCTCAGCTATTTCAGCATCATAACCTCGAGGTTGAGTATTACCCCAAGAAATATAATTTACATAGTTACTAGCTATGCTTAAGCTTCTATCGTATTTATAGTAATTACCGGACTTAATAATATTAGTATCAAATATTGTTTTGACATCTAAAATTGGATAATGCTTTTGTGTATCTAATTCTCCCCAATCACGAAGAGCAATATTGATATCAGTCTCTACATAGAAGTCTCTGATCCCTGAATTAAAAAGATAGAAGTAACTATAAGCTACACCAAGTCTTAATTTTGAAGTAAGATTAAATGGAAAATTACCATCAAATATTGAACAATCAGGACCATCAAGATTATATAACCCACTAGGCAATGCTGTAGCAAAGTTAAAAGTTCCACTTGTAATCTCATCAACAACTCCTGTAAAGAAATTTGACATCTCATATTTTTGACTATCTAACCAATAACGAGGAAATGGTAACATACGATGAGCAAGATAATTATATTCAAATCCATCTGGTTCATCATATAACCACTCATAAAAAAAGAAAAAAGTATTTTTTTCTGTATATCGACCTATATAAATATCACCATTAAATAATTGACTACTAGTTAATCTTCCAGTTACAGATTCTGGATTATATACTACAGGACAAACTGAAACTGGAACCTGTATAATAGAATCTATTTGACCATATTGATTTCTTATTCTTTGTTTATATCCTACATAAAAACAAGATGAATTAGTTTTAAAAGATGATTTAGTAGGATCTTTTAATACATCAACACCATTCGTTATATCATCTGTATCACTAAGATCAGCAACATCACTTGCTTTTTGTCTTGTATTATCTCCAGTTGGAAATGGAAAAATACCATTAATCTCTATACTAACATGTGTAGTTCGATATAAATTATTAATAGTAAAATTAGATGAGAAATCTGTTAATTGAGGACCAGTATATTGTTGATTTAAAATTTGTTTTCTTCTACTATTAGGTCCTGGAGGTGCTACTGCAAAATCATATAAACAATGAGAATTATATTTAAGAGCATAATCTCTAAATCTTATCATAGCTCGTATAAGATCTAAAGTAACATCTGCTGATTGAGTAATATTATAAATAGTTTGAAAAGCTCCTTGAGCAAAAGCCAATATACCATTTTGATAATCTAAATCACCATATTCATTTTCATATTCTCTATATGCTATATTACTAATAGGATTTAAATTAAGAGTATTAGATAATCCTATTATAGGAAAATTAAATGAAGTAGGATTTAAATCTGTATTTGAAGTCCAACCAGATAAAAAATTTTGTAAAAGAGTAGTTGCTGAAGCACCTAAAGAACCATTAGCACTTAAACTAATAGCTGTTTGATAAGCTGCAGATGCAGCTCTACCTGCTGTCCAAAGTGGTATCAAAAGTGGTTGAAGTAAATCAGAAGCTCCTAATGTTAAAGGATCAAATCCTCCTGTTGTTACTCCTGATACATCTCCACCTTTCCAGGTGTATCTTCTTTCACCATTTGTTTTTTTTGTTCCAAGAGCAACCCCTAATACACCTGCTAATACTATACCATTATTAGAAAGTAATTTAAGCTTAGGGTGTTTTTCAGAAAGCTCAAATTTACCTACAGCAGTTCCTCTAAACTCTTCATAGATTTTTAATTCTTTACCTGAAAGATAAGGTTTAAAAAAATTTGTATCTGGAGAGTGAAAAGAAAAAACATCTTTTCTAAAAGTTTGTTGAGCATTATAATCAACTTCACCACCTCCTCCAAAAGGACCACAAGGAGTATTTCTAGTTTGTGTAGTTGAAAGAAAAGGATCCGGCCTAACATCATTATATGGATAGTTAGGATATAATCCTAATCTAGAACCAGGATAGGTAAAATTTTCTATTTGGTATTCGCCCATATTATTGATGATACCTTTCGCCAACACGCTACGATTCCCCTGCCTAGTACCACGAAGAATCTCGAAACCAATAATACCACTAATAGTATTTCCATCGTTATCTTTAGGTTGTATAATGTTTTCAAATTTTACTCCCATAATTCTAATAGCAGCTTCACCATTAAAATAAGGAGAGTTAGTATTAAAGTGATTAGCACTATCATTTATAAAATCTAGATAGTTATCTGGAAATCTATGATGTCTAATTTTTTCTCCACATAAATCATAATCTCCATTAGGAGTAGGATTTGTTCCTGGATAAGGAAGAATTGATGGATTTGACCAAGAATGTGCACTTGCGTTCCACATCAAAGGATTATTATCTGGATACTCTTCTGTTGATTCCCAATAACCCATATATCCATTAGCTACTTCTACTCCACCATCAGAAAGAACAGTAGCAATCATAGGTATATTAACAGCTGTATTTTCTATTAACCATTTATAATTAAATGGATTAGGTGGTAATATTTCATCTGGTAAAGCATCACTAGATTGAGTAACTCTTTCTCCTGCAAAAGCTGGTCTACCAGGAATATGATAAGAAGAAGATTTATCTCCTGTATCATAAATCCATCTAATAAAAAATGAATAAACTTCATCTCTCATGTAACCAGTATTAGATCCACCATTTACATAATAAGAAGCAGGATATTCTACAGCTGTCCACTTAGCTACAATTTGATTAGCTAAAGGTTGATAATTAAAATCAAATTTACTTCTTGGACCAACTCTTAGTAAATAATCACTAGCATTAAATATTCCATCACTTTTTTCATAAGCAATAGATCTTAAAGAAATATCTGATAAAGGAACTATTGGCCATGTATCTCTTATAGCATCTAAAGTAATTAGATTTTGTCGAGTACTATAAGTACCAACTTTTCTTGCTACTGTTTGCTGATTAATTACTGATATTAAAACAAGTTCAAATTCTTCAAAATTTACTCTATCAATAGATTCAATTAATATATCAATTGATCCCGCAATATTATCATGTTCAAATAAAGGTTGTTGATTAGAAGGCATAAAATAATCAGTTAACTTTTGACCGTTTACTGAATAAGCTATTGAAACTATATAAGTTCCATTAAGCAAACTTCCTCCGCCAGCTCCTTTTAAAACTTTTACACAAGGAGGAGTCATTAAGGAAGCTAATCTTATTTTATCACAATTTAAATTTGGAGTATTTACACATGTTATACAACCTTTAGGATCATAATCTGGAAGGGCTGTAGCAATGTCAATACCCGCTTCATCAGTACAAATTTGAATATAAGGAATATCATTAATATCTAATATCCTATCTGGATTTAAAGAATCAGCCCAATATAATTTATAAGTACAATCTGAAGTATATCTTGAGACTCCTTTAATGAGATCAGCTCTATTAAAATTTAAGCATCTATCATTAACAATTTTTCTATATTCACATGTGCTCTCTTTAAAGAATCCAATTTCTGAGTCCACATCATCAGTAGAATATATTGCCCACTCATCAGCTGTAAGATGTACTACACCAATAATTGGATAAGGAGCTTTATTACAAAAAAGATTTCCCGGTTCATTACCTATCTTTCCAATATCTCCAGTTATAGAATTTGTTATAGCATTTCTAGCATGGGTCCACGAATTAGGATCTAAGTTAGAATTTGTAGTATCCTCATTTAAACTTTTATTGAGTTGCTTAGGATCTTGTGATGAAGTATTTTGATAGTTATTTGCCATTATACATTTCTTCTAAATGTTCTGGGATCATTTCTAAATTGAGGAAAACTCTTAAACATATCATAGTACTTAGCATATTGAGCTCTTCTATTCATTTCCCAAACTTGTTTAAACTCTGACCAATTTGGTGTATTAACAATAGATAAAGCATAATTTCTAGCAGCTCTATATCTTTGCTCAATAAGCTGTAATTTATTCATAGCTCTCTCATCATCATTCATGATAAGGTTCTCAATAACTCTTTGTTTTAAACCATATTCATAATACTCATTAAGCATATCGTGATCTGGAACAAGTAGATTACCATCGTCATCTTCTAACATTCCTTGATAATTAATATATACTTTTCCGCAATCAAAACTAGTATAAAGATAATTATCTTTTATCCAAGCTTTCTCTGGAGTATTCCAATATAAATTAGGACAATCACAATCAATAGATTGAGCATTATTTATAATTCTTATTTGAATTAATCTTTTATATGTTCTAGTTTCTCCAGTATTTACAATTTGAACAAGTTCATATTTCTCATTTTTACAATTAAGAAAAACTCTAGGCTTTATACATGGATCACCAAAATATCCTAAAGGATTTGTAGTATTTAATCCTGTACTACAAGCAGCAGATGTAACACAATTACAACTTGAAACAACCTGTTGACAAGTTGAACAATTTACAGGACCATTAGTACAAGAATTTGGATTAGGATTTGTTTCTTGATAAGGAGTAATAAAAGGTCTTTCTTCAATCCATGTTCCTTGAGGCATTCCTTGATTAACTGTGAACTCATCGCAAATCAAAGCAAAGTTTAAAACATAAAAGTCATCAGGTAATTTTACTCTTCCTTTTTCTACTTCTAATATTGCTTCTTTAGTTTGAAATATTCTTAATCCTAAATCATAATTTATTCTTTTAGCAACTTTAATAAGTTGTTGATTTAATATAAAACCTTCTAAATTAAGAGTTTCAAAATCAGATTGAACCTCTGAAATAAGTTGATCAAAAGTTTTATATCTAAGTGTATAATTGTAGCTCATTATCTAAAAATATTTTGGTTATCATCAGCACCATCAGGAGGTATTTGACCAGCAGTTAAAATTTCTTTTATCGCGTATTGCTCAACTTCAGAAAAAAGAAAATCTGGAATTCGAAAAAAAGTATCTTGTATTAAAGTACAAGGTTCAGCATCTGCTTTAAGATGACTAACATCACCATCAAATAAAGCTTCAATTCTAACAGCATCCCAATCTATATTTGGAAAATAAAGATAACCATCTACATACCAAAAATATTTACTCTTATTGTATTTGAAGTTTGTACTATTAGATAATGAAACATATGTACTTGGATAAGTAGAAATCATTTCTATAGATGAATCAATAGAACTAACATTTCTAATTAAAGGACCATAAGAACCTTCCGATGGTGGTGGTATCTTTTCCTTTGTTCGCATAATCCTACACTTAGATTTAATTCCACTACAGCAAGCTTCTATCTTATCAATTTCAATAAGCTCAACACAAGGAAGAACTTCAAAAAGTGATTGATATTTCATAATCTGTTTTAAATCATCTTGACGCTTTAATAAAGTTTTACCATATTTCAAGATAATACTATAGATAAAACGATCAGTTAAAAAAGGATCTTCTTTAACTGCTTTGAGCACATTGCGTACTCGAGATATACTGTCGCCTATTGTAGTTGCCATATTAATCTAAATCAAATTCATTATAATCTTTTGAGTATTCCATCTTTTTAGAAACTTTAAATTTTCTACTTTGATGTTTAAAGAAAGAAGAGACTTTTGCAAAATTATCTACAACAATATACTTAGGCCATTCTTCTCTATAAACTTCAGAAAGTTTTAATTTAAATTTTCTTGAAGCTTTAAAAGACCACAACTTTCGGTGAGTATAATGATACTTACTTGCAAAATTAGTATAAAATATTTTAGCGAGATAACCATCAGAACTTAAATTTCTATTCACTACACACTGACCAAGTTCTGTAGATTTTTTAAAATCAATATTTAATTTATTAGGACTCTTACATGATCCAACAAAAACATAACCTAAACCTTCTGGAAATTCAACACCATCTCTATTCTCAATTACTCCCATCCAAAGTTTCTCATTAAAAGTATCTATTATAGCAGTAAACTCTACACGTGTAAGATTAGGATATTCAGGATGCTTTTTTTTAAATTCATCAAAAAACTTATCAGTTAAGAATCTATGACGACTAGCTCTAAATCGGGGACCTTTTTTATTTGGTGGGTTGAAGATTCTCATAACTATAGAAATATAAGAAAAATTTTTGAAAGTTTAAAGATAAAGATTTAAAGTTTATAAAACACAAAAGGCTCAGGAAATCCCGAGCCCCTTGCTGTCAGCCATAGTAAACCAACTTAACCATGACATCCTTATGAACAAGGTGATATAATCACAGTAATAGTTACTGTTGGATCATCAACTTGAACAGTGCCTGTAGAAGCACAAATAGTATCTGTTATTCCCGCAAGAATATTAATAGGTCCTACTAATGTACCAGTACAATCAAAATATTGATAGTCATGAGCAACAGCATCAGTATTTTCTATATCATAAGTAGTACAATCACATAAACAACTATCTGTTGTATTTGTTATTGTAAACTCTGCATTTACTGGAGGAGTAGTAACCGGTGAACATATTTTAACAGTATCTCCTAATGCAACAGGTTCTATATTGACAACATTAGAATCACAATCTGTAACATTAAAAGCAGCACAAGGTCCACCTGGTGCAACAGGATTATTACATAAAAGATCAAAACTTATACATTGATAATCTGTAGGTGCAACAATTGCAACCCAACTTACTCTACCATCAAGTGAAGCTGCTTCTTCACAACAAGGTTGTACATATCCATAATAAATATCTGGTGTACAATCTTCAGGATTAACTGTAACTAAAATAGTTTCAGAACAAGCAACACCAATACCTAATGTACAGTTTACAGTTGAGCAAGTAAATGGACCAAGAGGATTATTTTTTGAATAACAGACTCTATGACATCCATCAGCATATTGGGATGTAAAATTAATTGTGAGTGTAGCATTAGCAGACATAATATTAGTTTAATGTTGTTATAATTAATGAAACTGATCTACAACTTTCTACACCATCAATAGTAACTGTTACATATACATAATAAGGAGTATTAGAACTAAGACCTGTAATAGTATATGTAGGTGATGTACTAGCAGTAATTGGTCCAGAGTTGCTCCATGACATTCCAGCTACAGTAGCATAGTATACTGTATAAGAATCTGCTAATGGAACAGGTGTCCATACTACATTAATTGTAGAGCTAGTTATAGATGTTGATTTTAATCCATAAACATATGGTACACTACATTTACCAAATACTTCTATAGTTAATCTTTGTAAGGTATCACAAAGTCTTTCTCCTTGAAGAATAGAAAAGCTTAAATCATCTGTGTCTGTTATGTATACAAAAGCATCATTGTTATGAATAATACAACAATCACTAAAAGTCTCAGCACAAGGTTCCGGATTAGGACAAACTGGTAAACAATTTAAATTAGTTGTTAAAGCTATATCTTCACATCCACAAAGACTAGTTACACATTTACATTTTTTACAATTACTCATAATTTTTTATTAAGGATTAAATGTTATTAAACCACTAACAGCTGTTGGAGGAGTACAAGGAGCTAATGGAGTTGCTAATAATACCCATGGACAATCATATGTACTAGTTGTAGTAGTAACTGTTACTAAAACTCTATAACTTGTACCAGAAGTTAAACCAGTAAAAGATCCAGTAATTGGCGCAGGTCCTACAAGGAATATAGAATTAGTCTGTAACAATGTTATTCCAAGAGCATCATATAACTTAACATCATATGTAGCAGATCCAGCAGGTACTGTACCAGCATAATTAATATTTATATAACCAGGAGTATAAACAATAGTAGGACAATTAGTACTATTTAAAATATGATTTAAATAATATTGACAAGTTTGACCTAATGATACATCAGTTAAACATAAAGTTGCAGTAATAGTAAGATTATCTAAAATGTTAAGACCAGTTGTATCATAAGATAATCCACCTGGAGTATTTAAATTACCAATAACATTTCCTGTTCTAACTATAAAATTACCACTCTGATCAGAAATAGTAAAAGTTGTAACACCTGGAGCACACTCTAAAAATCCTAACGGTATAACACCATTAAAAGTAATATGTAAAGTTGTAGCACTTAAATAAGAAGACATTGTAACTTGAATATCTTGACATCCTTCATTACAACAAGTAAGTTTAATATTGTTTACAGTAGCTCTTAAATCACATATAGTTAACCAAAGATTAGTTATAGATTGAGATAAATTAAAAACTGTATTATTCCATCCTGGAATAGTTCCCATTACTCCAGCACCACTTAATTGAGGTTGATTATTAAGATCTGGACATTGAGCTGAAATACCAGTTAATATTTGACTTGGAGTTCCTGTTGCTCCTTGTAAATTACAAAAAGCTGTTTCAAGAGCTTGAAGAATAATATCAATTGAAATAGGAGTTGTAGTAGTAATAACACAAGCAGGAACAAAAGATGGAAGTACAAATACAGGATCAGGTTCATTTTCTAAAGCTGTAATTCTAATTCCGTAATTTTGCAAAGTTTGATTGATGATCGTTATTTGGTTAACTAATCCACAAATCTTATTTCCTATTGCTTGAATATAATCTACAAGTTGCATTGTAGTAACAGTATCCCCAGTTCCATTAGTATAATAAAAACATGGAGCAATTGGAACTATACAATCTGGACAATTTATTGGACTTCTTGTTTCTGTTGTAGTATTTTCAAGAGAACAAACTTTAGTTATAATTAATTGAAGAAGAGCATGGAAATCTGCTGGTCCACAATTATTAGGACTAAAACAATCTAAATCAAGAGTAGAAATATTAAGTTGATCTAATACCTCACAAAGTTCAGTTGCAAGTTTAAAAGTAACATCACTTATAGAATCTCCTTTACACAATGTAATACAAGGAATATCTGGACCTTGCCAGATCACACAATTGGATGATACTGGATTACATCCTTGGTTGTCAATATTTAGAGGTTTCATCTTAATTTCTTTATATTAATATACAAAATATTTTAATCATTAACAATTTAATTAGAGCAACGGAGAGCACTCAGGAGAACTACAATCTCCAATGTTTGTTATAGTACCTGTTCCAGATGTAATTGTAACTGTATTTTCAATAGCACAAATATATGTAGGATTTAGTGTCCCTTTTTCAAGATATTCGTTTGTACAAGTATAAAAGGAATATAAAACACCTCCTCTATCTGGCTCAATTAAGTAACAAAAACATTTAAGAGCACAATCAATATTTGTTGTACAAGATGTTTCTGAATTTACAATTAAAAATTGAGAATTAACTGGAGCACAAACAGGTTCAATAGTAGATTGAGAACAAACATATTCTGTAGTATTTTCTGCAACTGTTATTGTTGTAGCACAACCTTCACAATCTATATATCTAAAAGTTATTGTATTTACAATAGCTTGAATAGAATAACAAGTACAAACAACTGGACCGGGTATAATAAAATTAGGATCTAAAATTGATTTAAGATCTAATAAATCTTTTTTAATTTCCCACTTAGCCATATCATGATCACAACAAATTGTTACACCATATCTATTAATAGCCATTTCATCAAACACTTGTTCAGCAAAATTACAACTTATCCTTTCAGTATATTGAGTAGAACATCCAGGTGTATCATAACCGGGTTTAACCATTCTACTTCTAAGTTGTACTGGAGTTGGAAGTGGAGTTGGATTACACTCTTCACAAGTAGTAAAAGATTCTAAAACAGGTGAAGGTAATAAGTTTACTCCTGGACATACACCACCCAAAGTTACAATGTAACAAATATCAGGGCATCCTTGTAGAGTAACAATTTCATCTACATAATTTGATATAGTAATGTCATTTGTTACGAAGAAATTACTTGGATTAGCACAATCTGTTAGTGTATAACATTCTGTTGTTATTCCTAAACATTCTTCACAATCTGGAAAAAGTGTAGAAACATTTAAAAGTGTAAAAGCTTCTCCGCAATCTGGTGATTCTGATATTACAAAACATCTACATTGATCTAAAACTGGAAAATCTACACAAGGAAAATCATTATTACAATTTGTACAATCTGTATAAAGAGTTCCTCCAGCTAAATTTATAAAACCTACATAAGATCCTCCTGTTTGTAGATCTTTTTCTACATACCAACACTTGTTTCCAAGAGCTGGAATACTAACTACGTTCCCTTGATATGATCCAAAATTGTTTTGAATAGTAATAACATCTAAAGGATCACAACAATTTGTAAGAGTAAATTCTTGATTACCTAAATCTGAAGGATCTGGAAAAATAGGTAATCCAGTACCTACACCACCTGGTAATGCTGGAATATCTTCTGGACAAATCTTTATTACTTGTCCTATGTAAGCAGAAAGATCATTAGTAACATAAAGAGTTTGAACTGGAGAATCTGGATCACAATCTGTAGCTTCTAATGCAAAACAAACTTCTTGATAATTAGTCCAAATTGCATAAGTAATATTACTTGGAGAGATCTCTGATAATACTCCTGTAAAAGAACCATCAAAAGTTTGATATACGTTTACTGAACTTGCAAAAAAACCTTGGTTTACTAAATAAAAGTGTTCAGCAAAAATAGCTGGAGATCCTGGATTCAAATTAGTTATTATTGACCAAGTAAGTCCACCATCTATTGATCTAAGTCTATTATCTTCTGCACCAGTTGCCCATAAGTTAAGATCATCAGTCCAAGTTAAATGTATACCAGATCTACCCCAAACCCATTTTTGAGTAAAGGTTGTACCTCCATTGACTGATACATATATATAAAAAATTCCTAAAGCAACAATAGTTTGTTGATTAGATGAAATATGAATACCAGTAATAGAATTACTTGGTGTTCCACTTATAGGTAATGCTGCATTAAGATGAGTCCAAGTTAAACCACCATTAATTGTTTTATAAACATTATCACTAATGCTTCCTACAACACCTATTGTAGAAGTAATAAAGTGAATTGAAGTTAAATCTTCACTTCCTGGTATTTGTGTGGTAACATTAAAAGTAGCACCACCATCAGTACTTTTTAATACAATTCCATTTGAACCACATATAAAAATATTATTTACATCTACTACACTTACTTCTTGCCAAATACTTACAGATGGTGTTAAACTAAGACTAGTATAATTTCCACCTGGTTTTGTCCAAGTAACTCCAGCATTATAAGAAACATAAATACCTAATTCTTTACCGGCACCAGTACAACTTAAACGTACTACACCAACAACAAAAACAATATTAGCATTAGTAGGAACTGTTTCAACATCTAGAAGAGTAACATTACAAGCTTCTGGAAATGTATTTGAAACACTCACATCTATCCAAGAACCTGTAAGATTATCTAATCTTCTTACTGAAGCTCCAATACCAACCGCATATGTTTTTGATTGAATAGCCATTGTTTATGATTTTTTTGGAGGAGTATAACTAACATTGATATTAGTTGGTTGTGTATTTGTAGGTTGAACTGTTTTAATCTTAAGCTCATAAGCTCCTATACATCTTGTACAAACAGTTGCACCATTTGAGGCTTTTACAATTTTAGCTCCAGCGCAGCCTACACATGGAGTTTTACAATTAGGACACTGCATATTTGTTGGTTTTAATTATTTATCTACAAGAATAACAATCCATTTTATCTAAAAGTTTTACCGCATAATTATAAAGTTGCATTCCTTTTGTAGGCTCATGACAAAATTCTACTTTTGCTTTAGCCGCATCTAAATACATCTTTATCATTCTCAAAGAATTAAGTTTATCTTTTACTTCAACTGGTGGATCACAAGCTGCAACATCAAGATCACAAAGAAGACCATTATATTTATTTAAAGCAGATGTTATACGTAAATGATTATACTCTACATAAACTAAATCATTTGGTGAAACACTATATCTAATAATATAAATTCCATCTGGAAGATCAACATAAGTAGTTCCACATCCAGTAGATTGAACTCCAAGATCACAAGCTGTTAAATTGAGTGTAAATCCAGGTTGAAAACTTTGTTCTGTAAAATTGGCAGGAGTAGAAAATCCAGGTAAAGTTATTTGTAATAAAGGACACTTTACAAGAATTTGACTATTATAAACACTAGTATCAATAAGTCTTAAAATTGACTTATTCATTGTATCTGGTGCTTCAAGACTTAATACATGTTGACTCATTGCTAATTTTATTAATGTGATTATAAAAAAAGAAGAGAAGAAGTTACACTCCTTCTCTCTTTTTTTTACAGTTAAATATTAGTAATTACTAATCTGGTTGAATTGGAGGAATAGTGCATGTACCACAAGAAAATTCTTCAATTCCTTCGCATGGGCCACAAGTACCTAACCAAGTTGTAATAAAAGTTTCTAATGCAGCATTAGCATTATCAGTAATAATCTCTAACATATACTGATCATTATCAAATACACCAGATGGATTATTGAAACGAGGCACGTTATGTTGAATATAATAACGAGTATAAAGAGCGTTTCTATCAATAGCGTTTAAGATATCATCTCCTTGAGTAATCTCTCTGATACGGATATCAGTATGAAAGAAGTTTTGTAAATAAGACTCAGATAAGATAAAGTCACGAAGAACTTGTTCTCCAAAACCATTACCTTGTAAACCTGGGCACTCTTCAACAACACAAAGTCCTTCAAAAATACAAGGATCTCCTGTATAATCAACTAAAGAAGCAAGGATTTTAACTGGCTCTTTTTCGAAGAAATCTGTTACTTGGAAAGAACAGTTACCAAATTTAGTCTCTACATAAGCTCCAAATAAACGAAGACCAGCACACTCACCATTTACATGTCCTGGAGAAACATAATTAGTCCACCATTGAAGAGGAGTAACAGCTACACCATCTGGATCTACAGTAGTTTCTGGAGCGAACCATGGAATACCTGCTTCATCATAAACTACAGCAAAAACAAAATCTTTAAGATATGCTGTTGTTGTAATTTGTTCAGCCCACTGAATAAATACTGTAGTAGAATCTACAGCAGTCGGTGTAGCACCAGAACAACATCCTGTGTAAGCAGAAACTGTTTGATAAGCATTATGATTTAAAGCGCGTAAAGCAGGAGAACCTTTTACATCTACACGTAAATAATATGTTTCATCACATAAGAATTCTCTACAGCAATTAGCAGCTAAAGTAACTGAAGTTACTTCAAAATCAGGTTGAGTACCAGCTCCAATAGTTGGAAGAGCATTAACTAAAGTAAGAGTATCACCATTAGTATATCCAGTTCCACCATTAACTAATGTAACTAAAATTACAACACCACCAGAAACAACTACAGTAATAATTGCTCCACTACCAGTACCACCAGTAGTAGTAAGATTGTCGTAAGTACCATCAACAATAGATGCGCCTACAGTATCAATATCAATAGTAGCTATACGATCATCTGTATAAGGAGTATTTCCAATTGAAATAGCAGTTTGTTGTGGTTCACAAGAGTCAACGCGATAAACTCTACTAACATATTTAGGATTAATAATCTTAGATTTATTAGTTTCTTTATAACCTCCGTGAAAAGCACCAATCTTATCATCACGTAGTAACGAAGTACTAGCTAAGATAAGTGGACAACATGGACTAACAGTAGCCGTATTTACACTTTTGTAAGTTTTAGAATCAAAAAATCCATAATACCCAATTAAAGGTAAAGCTCCACCATTAGATGGAAGTTGTGATAAAGTAACAGTAGATACACCAGCTGTAGTAATGAATCCATCTGTTGAATAAGGATTTCCAATACTTTGAGCGGCACCTGTGCTAGTAATGTTTCTAGTAACACCTGTTCCTAGAAAGCGTTTTGTGAAAGCGTGATTGAAATAAGACATAATTTAGTTTTTAAGGGTTATACAAATATAGTTTATAATATAATTAATTTTTTTATTCAAAGCAAATTTTTTTTTAGTTATTTGTTTCAACAGATTGATCAGCTCTTAACATTTGGTTAATTGATTCAATATCACCAGCAAGAATAGAAACCGCTTCATCTATAAACAATTCTACCATATCATCTTTAAATTCACATTCAACATCTACAGTACTAACTGTTTGAGTATATGGATCCACACAATTTAATATCTGAATTCTTACAGGTTGTCTATAATAATGTAAAATTGTTTCAGATACAGTAAACTCATCATTAGTATATACTCTAAATTTATTATTAGTAAAAGTAGCAAAAGTTTCAGCCCATTCAAAACTTGGTTTTTTATTGACATCTCTAAGAAGCTCATCTACATTGGCTTCTTCAGCTAAATAAACAACCATCCTTCTAGGTTTATCGCAGCAATCATTTGTTGCATATGCTGATATCCTTTTATATTCAAAATAATTACCAGGTATATCTGGAGATTCAAAATATAAAACTTTATTAGCTAAAGTTACAGAAACTTGCACTAGTAATTTTTGAAGATCATCAATTCTTCTTTTGGATTGTTCATCACCTTCTTGTTTAGCATTAGTACCATGAAGGTTTCTACGACACCACTCTACTTGACCTTTATTAAAAGCTTCAACAACTTGCCAACACTCTATGTTGTCATAGTCATTACTAGCAAGTTTATTAAGTCTTTGCCTAATCTTAAGCTGTATAGTAGCGTTATTCATAGTTATCCTTTATTCATTTTTCCAAGAGTCTTTGCTAAATTAGCTTGACGCTTTGTTTTGGTACTAGCCTTAGATCCTTTTTTTGTAACTTTATTAGCAAAAGCTGCGGTTGACATACCCGCTTTTTTAGCCTTAGCTTTAAAAGCGCCAGGATTTTTAATAGCTCCTTGAATCCAATTCTTTGCCATTATTTCTTTTTCTTTTTAACTGGTCCACCTTTTTTATACATATTTCCACCAGTTTTTTGTGTAACAACAGGAGTAGCTTTTTTCTTAGCCATATTTGCTCTTGCTATAGCAGCATCAGCAAAAGCTTGATCCCTTTTTTTTTCTTTATTTTCTATTGCAATAAACTCTTTTTCTTTATTAGGGTATTTTGTTTTTAATTTAGCATATTTATCATCAGTAACTGCCATACCATAATTAGCTTTAGCAAGTTTTTTACTTTTACTCTTCATCATTTTTTTCATAATATTTATTTTAGTTGGTTTAACAGTTCCACTTTCTTAAAGAAAGAGCTTTTCTTGTTGGTCTTCCTTTTTCATCTTTCATAGGCCCTTTAACACCAGACATCCTAGCACAAAAGCTTTTTCTACGCTTAGCATCTTTACTATCGGGATCAAGTTTAGAAGGCTTAGTAGTAACAGCCATCTTAAGTTTACTACCAGGATTAGCTGCTCTATATGAAGCAACACCTTTAGCATTAAGTCCCCCTTTAGGATTTTTACCTTCTTTGCGAGTCCAAGCAGCTGTCTTTGCCATATTACTTTTTCTTAGCTTTTATAATACCGCCTTTTTTCTGATAACCCATATTATTTCTAACTTCTGTAGGAAGTTTAGATAGTCCTGGATTTTTAGAAGAGTTTACAGGTTTTAAATTTGATCCACCCATAGCCATCTTTTTAACTTTTTTACCTTTAGTTTTCATAGACATTGCCATATTATTTTTTCTTTTTTCTCATTAACTTTTTTTCACGAGTTTCTTCTTTTTTACTCTCAGTTTTCTCGTGTTTTTTCATAGCAGTTTTTGTAGAATATCTTTCTTCTGCTTTTGTTCCTTTATACTCAACAATTTTTTTCTTTGCCATAACTATTTAATTTTACCTGATGCAATATTACTATACTCTTTAGCTTTTTTAGAAGCCATATTTTTTACATCACTCATTAGCTTTTTATCACTTTGAATTTCTTTAGCTTTTTGTAATGTATTCATAGCACATTCTACTTCCCATTTTCTCATATCTGATTTACTACCCATTCCAATAGAAACTACAGTAGATGATTTTGATTTTGATGTTGGTTTTTTCTTAGTCATAAATTAATTTTTTAAATGGTATAGATTTCATAATAAATATATAAAGCACCTTCCCATTGATTAGGAGAAGCTGCAGCAGGACTTGCATTATATATTTCAACACCTAAACCATTTGGTATTAATACACCATTAGCAAGAAGATAAGGAATAGCTTTATCAAGAGCTGCTGGTTTGTAATATGGTGTAAGTTGTACATAGATGTTATCTTTATTACCCTCAGTCAAATTAAGACTAGGATTATTAATATAGATTTGCACAGCTCCATCAAACTCTGGAAGTGGAACAGTAAGAGTTTCTATATTATCTAGTTCAATAATACCTTTAAGGGTATTTACTTCTATAACTGTACTAACTGCTAGATCATGATTATAAAAAGCAGTTTTCTCAATTTTATTACCAGCTAATTGCCAGTTGTGAGTTTTGTTTATTTTGTATTCTGGATATCCCATAAAAATTAGTTTTAATTAGTTTTGTATTTAGTATAATATAGTAAAATTATCGATGCGCTTTAGTTTTTTGTTTTATATTTTTTGGTTGAGATACAAATTGTTTACCTTTTTTATTACCTTCAGCTTTAGCTTTATTAGTAGCAGCCTTTTCCCCAGATGATAAAGATCCCCAAGCAGATTCTGGTAAATATCTTTTTTTACCCTTAGACTTTACCTCTTTAGAAGAACCTTTTTTTTTATTAGCATAAGTATCAGAGGTCATCCACTTTTGAGCTGACCAATCTTTTAAACTTTGCTGAGGATCTTTGGGCATTACTTTTTAGTTTTATATCCACCACTTTTTGACTTATACTCTTTAGCAAGTAATTGTGCTTTTCTTGCACTCCATTCTCCAGGATCACCACCTTTAGTACCAGCTTTAATCTTATTAAATAAAGACTTTCTCATACCTGGTTTAGTATATACTCCTGCTTGATTTACTTTGCTTTTAGTCTTTGGCATTTTTCTTTTTTGCTAGATCTTTTATAGCTTTTTTATAATCTTCAAGTAATTTTTCTTTTGATTTTTTAAGAAAAGGATTAGTAGAAGTAACAGTTTGCTTTGGTTCAATTTTAGTAGTATCAGATTCACCTCCTCGATAATATTTTATAATATCAGCACTACGAGTATCCTCATTCATACGACTTTTTTTAGAAGCCTCAATTTTTTTAGAGGCTCCTAAATATCCCATATGACTTCCAAAATTATTTATTGCAATTGATGTTTCTATTTTTTTACGATCTTTTGCATATTTATCTCTTGGCATAATTACTTCTTTTTAGGCACATCACAAGCAGCTGTATTTAAGCCACCTTTATAACGTGTTGGATTAGTAACTACTTCACAGCATGCTGCTATATTCATTCCTCCTTTATACTGAGTTGGTTTTGTAACTACTTCAGGATACTTGTTTAAAGATTTAATTGTTTTCATAATTACTAATTTTTTAGATTTAACATCCACCTTTTTTCATCTTTTTTACAGATCCACCTTTTTTATACCCATAATCACTTCCTTTGTTACCTTTTTTTACAGTACCAGTAACTACTTTATTTCCTTTTCCACCAACAGTAGTAGCATTGCCTCCCGTATTAGAAGTATTATACATAGTATTTCTACTATTATTAGTATTAGAATTAGTATTTCTAACATTAGTAGAGTTAGTATTTCTATTACTACTACGATCTACTACATTACTTCTATTATTAGAATTAGTTGTTTTTTTAATAGATTGTTTTGTAGTTGATCCACCTTTTTGCATTTTTTTCACAGTTTTCATATTTATTTGATTTTTAAGTTTTTGTCCACCAAGTTTTCGATTTTCTATAGCACTCATATTTCCAGTTCCACCTGTAACTGTAGAATTATTTCCATAATTACTAGTATTACCTTCATTAATAGTACGATTAGCACTAGATGTGCCACCAGTTCCCCCTGCACCACCAGCTCCTCCAGTTGCTCCTGAAGAAGAACCTGAAGTAGTATTAATATTAGTAGCACTATTATTACTAGATGTTGAAGTAGATCTAAGTTTTGATCTACCTGTTCCAGTAGCTATAGCTATATTTTCAGCCTTAGATTTTTTCATATCTGCAGCATTTTTATATCCTAAAGCTATTGCTTTTTCTGTTTTAGCTTTAGCTCTTCTAATAGCTCCGGGACCTCCTAATTTATATTTATTATAACGTGCCATATATTTTATTTTTTCCAATGTATTTCAACCTTTTGTAATAAGTCCTCTAAAATTTTATCATTTAAAGGATTTTTTAAAAACTCTAAACACTCTGCAGTGTTTCTTCCCATAATAGTTTGTGTAGACATATGATAAATCATACCATCTGATTTAGGTGCTACTAACTTATAAAAATTACAATCTTTAATCAAAGCTCTAAGTTTTAAAGTTTCTACATCCTGACTAGCTGTATCTAAAAAATACTCAGCTGCTCTACGCTCACTTCTTTCTACACCTTCTCCATTAATAAAAGTATCTAGATTATCATAGATAACATCGATTGGAGTTGATCTTTTATATTGAGAACTATTGCCATCTACAACTTTAGCTACATACATAAGCTTAGAAACTTGTTTCTTATACATATGTTCAAGTTCAGCAAGAGCCTTATTACGCAACTTTTTAAGTTCTGTTTTAGTAGCAATTGTATTAATAGCTTTATCTAAAAAAAATTTTGGAGCAACAGGTTTAGCTTTAGCATCATCATAACTTTTTGCTACTATAGAAAAACCACCAGCATTGATAGCGTAAAATCTAATAAGATCATGAGGATTGTTTTCTGGATCTAAAGGAACAGGTTTATTACCACAACGAACTTTAATCGTAGACCAAAAATCATCATTATCAGGTCTTAGTAATTTTACTTTATTCCAAAAATCAAGATCAGTTGGATCTATAATATTAGTAGCTAATTCAGCTTCTAACTTTGCTACAACTTTATTAATATCTAAAATTACAGCTTCTCTTCTTTCTTTATCTGGAATTAATTTAACTTCTGGAGCATAAGGATTAAGACCTGTTACATATCTCTTGATTCCATTAAGCTCTATACAAGCTAATTCTTCTTCATGGAATACTCCATCAAATAAAGAGATCCCATAATTCTGAAGACCTAGGTTATCTACATCGGGGTCAAAGAACGGTTTAATCGAAATTTTTCCTTGATCTGAAATCGTAGGAAGTTCTGTAATTGTTACTTTCATTTTATGTTGGTTTAAGGTTATCTTTTGCACTTGGACCAGGATCGAACCAGTCGTGTCTCTTATTTCAAAACACTATCCAAGCAAGGCACCAATATGCGGAAGGAAACATGAATAACCTTCCGCTGGCGCTAATATTAGAATGATCCTCCCGTGATTGGGTTTCTCATAACTATCTTCAATACCTTAGTTGGATCTTTAACCCAAATAGCTGGCATTGTTTGTGTCATATAAACACGGTATCCATTGAACTGTCCATTAGATTGGAACCCTTGAGTTCTTCCCATGTAGTCCATAGTACCGTTTTGATACCACCACTTCAATTGATTATCCCAAGATAATTTCAATAAGAAGATATTATCATTTCCTGTATCAGTAATATCAAAGATAATAAAGCTATAAGAAGATAATGGGTTACCATCGATAATTGGGTTTTCAATATCATTTGTATGGATATTGTCAAAAGCAGGGTTAAGAACAAACTTAACATTAGCTAAGAAAGGAATAACGTAGCTAGTGTAAGCAAATCCAAATCCTAAATCCATACCCTGACCAGAGATAGCTCCAATACCACTGTTTTGAGCAGCTTGGATTACTAAACCAGAGCTAGATGCTTCACGCTTAATAGCTTCGTTAACAAGGCGCATACCACCCATACCAGTTTGAACAATAAGCTGACGCTTAGGATCTGGACCTTGGAATTCAACACGACCTGCGTAGAAGTTATAAAGCTCAGCGCGGAATAATTCAAGAGAGAAATTAGACTTATTATAAACCTTTTTGAAAGAGTTATCTAATTGTTTCCAAAGACCCACTGACATACGAATATCATCTGGACCATCTTGCTTAATACGTCCACCGTGTCCCCACATTAAGTAAGTCTCGATATCTGTAGCAATCTTGGTAAGATGTGCTGCTTCCATAGAAGTAACAAATGTTCTGCTCAATGTTCCATTAGCAACAGCGCGCTTTACATAATCTCTACCCATAGTAGCAACCATATCCTCAATCTTAGAAATTGACGGATCCATAGTCTTGTCAAAGTTTCTCCAGATTTCAGTTACAGGAACTGTTCCATCAGCATTCATACCACCACGAGTCATCATATCTGCACGAGATGAGATAGAATAGTGAACATGTGCTTCAGATCCACCTACGAAATTATAAAATTCGCGGTATCCAGAACGTGTAGTAATATCAGAGAATCTTTCTCCATACTCACCACGAGCAGAACCTTTACGGAAAATCTTAGTTTGACCTTCTAAGTATTTGTTATCTAAATACTTGTAGTTATCATTATTTACAAGTTGAACAGTGTAAATGTAACCATCACTAGCTGGAAGAATATCATCCACAGTGATGTACATCTCTGCACCATTATACTTATCATAAGTGATAATATCTCCATGACCAAATTCACGCTTGTTGATTTTGATTCTGAAGGTTGTACCATCTATACCTTTAGTAGTATTATCTGGTTCGATATCTTCGATGATATAAGGAAGATCCTGGGAAACAGGAGTCTGCCACTTATACTCACCTCTAGCGTTATCTACCATGATAACATTTTTGCCACCAAAACTTGACATCTGATAGAGTGGCATCTCTACCTTCTGGGTCATTGCCCAGATGTCTACTGGACCCATATCCATAGGTTCAGTATCTTTTAACATGTTGACTAAGTGGTAAGAATCTACGTGAGAGGAAGCTTCATACTTCGTATCGCGCAAGAATATACCATTGTTTAAAACTGGAGTGCTCATTGTGTTGTTATTTATTTAGTTATTAATATTATCTTTTAAAAAATCCACCTGTTGGTCTTTGCATTCCTGTGCGAGTTCTAGTAGATGCTCTTTGATCAGCATCGATATCGGAGCCCGCAGAAGAACCAATTTTATTTTTCTCTTCTGTTTTAAGTAATCTAACTGTTTTTTCTACAGTGTTTTTTGAACCATTCTCTTTAACCTTATTTCTATAACCATCAGGATCTGCTAATAACCATAATGCTTCTGCCACAAGAGCATGATTAGGTTCTACAAATTGATACTTTTCTAATAAGTGTCCTAAGAGATTTGTTTGTTTACCTGAAACAGAAGGGTAGTTTGCTTGTACTAGACCAGTGTACAATAAACCTTGTGTTTTTTTATCAAGCTTTAGACCATTGATTTCTGAAGGTTCTAATACTTGATATATATTTTCCATATAAGCTTGAGCATGTTGTTGCTGTTGTTTACGTAGATTTTCTTGTCTAGCAAGTTGTTGCGCTATTACTTGCTCTTGCATCGCATCCAATTTTGGTTTGAACTTTTTAGCTTTAGACTCTAATTCATCGCGATCTTTCCATCCAACAATCTCTTCTTCAATTTCATCTTGTGTCCAATCTGGATTTGTAGCATTAAGATATGATCTAATAATTTGTTCTTGATCATTTTCTTCAGAAGGATCAAGTTGTCGAACTTCTTCTACTTGAGCTAGAGTTCTAAATAAGCCTTTCAAATCTTTTCCCCCATCAGCAATATACTTTGCAGCGTATTGCATCTCTTCAGGAAGAGAATCAAAAAATTCTATTGGAACTTGTTGACGTATTTTATTTTCTTTTTCCTTAAAATTAGCTGTAAAAAGTTCTTCGAAATCTTTAACTGAATACTTGGTAAGATCCTCATCTTCTCCTTTTTCATTTTGAAAAGGAGCAATTTGATTAGTCTCGATAAGTCTTTGGGCAAGTTCTAACATAGCATCTTTGCTCATCTTAGGTCTTCCACCTGGTTTATCTGGATCTGCAGTTATTTGATTTAAAATCTCTTCTTCATCTTCTTTAGTTAATTTTTCTGGAACAGAATCATCTTTTTTAAAATCTGTTTTTGCATCCGGTGATGATGAATCATTATCATCATCTTTTTCAAGGAACGAAAGATCTACTTTTTTGTTAGTAAAAATATTAGGTTTTTCAACCTGTTTTTTTTCACTTTCTGGAACCATAACACTCTCTGCGCCAGGGGTTCCTAATAGTTGATCTAAATCGGCAATATCCACTGTTTTAACAGTGGTTGTGCCTTCTTCTTTTTTATCTGACATGTTGGTTGGTTTTTATGATCTGACAATTAAATTTACTCAAAAATATAAAATCTAAACTTAAAAAATTTACACTTATAAACTAATAGTGAAACATTTATTGAATTATATCACTATTAAGGTTTTTTCTTAGGTGTTTTTTCTTTTTTTCCGACATCATATTTGTTCTTATTTTCTTTAGCAATTTGATAATCTACATTTTTTAAAAGCATTTGCTGACTAAGTTTTTGTTTTTCTAAGTCTATTTTTTGTTGACTATGTTGACTCTTAGATATTTCCTTCTCACGATTAAGATTCATTGTAGCATCAAACTCTTCAGTTTTTCGCATATCTGTCATCACATCTTGGAAATCACTTATCTTATTCTCATTGAGATCTTGCATTGCTCCAAAACCTGCAGATTTAATCTCAGCTACAAGTATATCTTTACGTCTATTCTTTTCAGATTCAAGAACTTCATGATCAAGTTCCATCTGCTTTTCTTTAGTACGCTGTTCAACTTCCATCTGTTTCATCTTCTCTTCATGAGCCATCTGTTCTTGACGTTGACCTTTAGATTTTTCTTCTACAGCTTTTAAAGTATGTGTAAGTTCTGCTAAAGATTCAGATTGAATAACCGCACCTAGATCATAAATAGAAGCTCCAGCTGTATTATTTTGCATAGCTAGTTGCTTCATCTGTTCTAAAATAGATCTGTGATTAGCTTTAGTTGTGCAATAAACATTAATATCACGAAGTAATAAATCGGTACCATTGATTTCAAAATTTACTTTCTCATCTTTAGTCGTCATATATTGTAACCTTAAAGAAGGTTTAGTAGATTGATAATACTGAGCAAGATCTGTTCTCATCTGATGAACTCTTGGCATTAGATAATCTGAGTGTTGAATAAAATATGTCTCCGTCTGAGCATAAGATCCAGCCACAGCTTGTTCTATCCCTGTAGCAGTATCTGATTGACCTATTTGTTGTCCAAGTCTTTGTGGAGTAACACCGATATTTTCAAAACACTGTTGCTTAAAATAATTAGCTAATTGAATCCTAGACATTAATCTATTAGTCTGAGAAAGATCTAGTTGTTGAAAATGCTGGAAAGCTAAAGGATTTTCAGTATTAGTTATTGTTGTATCTAATGGTAACATCTGGAAATTCTTCATAGCAACATAAGCTTTAGCTAAGTTGTTTTTTCCCCAATCTTCACCCAAAGAGTGACGAGGTAAAGCATTTTGATCTAGTAATACTACAGTTCCAAGTTCATCAACTAAGATATCTGCTATTTGATTGTTTACAATATTGTACCCAATCTGATAAGGCTTCATAAGATCTACTAGAGCTGTTGATCTAGTGTTACGATCAGAAAAGACAGAACCTTCTACTGGAAGTTTACAACCATATAAAGTATTATCACCTTTAAATTGAAATTTAATTGGTCCCACTTTATTTTGATCAATACCTAAATAAATAGGATTTACTCCACCAGGATTATTAGCTCCCCAGAAAGTAGGTCTATTAGGACCAATCTTTACACCACCCCAAACTTGATTGATCCATATCCAATCAATATGTTCTCCAAAGATTAAAGTATCTTTAGTTTTATTTTTAAATAACTGAGTATTATAAATAGGTTTATCTGTTATTTCATAATTTTCATCAATGATATCAGTAATTGATTCACCTGTATCATTAATTTTTGTTAGATGTCCTACTTTACGCTGAGATTTCCAATAATTAGTAGTGACTCTTAACATATAAGCCATTCCCTCATCATAGTAATCTTCCGATTGACCCATAATCCAATTTACAATATCACCTCCATTATAATCGTAATTATCCCACATAGAGGTAAATTGTCTATAAGCAAGACCGGGCATATTAGTATTCCAATCATGACTCTTAGTAGAATCATAATAAGATCCATCATTTTGATAGCCCTGATTAGCATAACCTGCAGAACGTACTGGGTATATTGCTTCAAGTGATTCCAATTGATCATTTGTCATTAGATAACCGTATTTATCTATAACATCGGCTACGGTCATCATTTCTATTTTACCGACCCAGTTACCCTGGCTAATATATCTTACTTCAGGAGATTTGTGATAGAAAGTTAAAACTGGATTCCAAAGTTCTACATCGTAATCATCTTCATACATCTTAAAGTGCCAAAACTCTCTATCTGTAATAAGACTATCTCTAAAACCTCTTTCCTCAAGTTCATCTAATCTAAATCTCTCATCATCTACTTTATGTTGGTGAATTGCCCAATCTTCACATAAACTTCTATAATCTTTATTAAAAAAATTTTGGATCTCAGGTAATGTTTTTAAATTTTCAGGAGCTAATTGTTGTTGCATTTGCTCTTGTAATTCAGGATCATTAGGATCTGCACCCTGAGATATCATATTAGCTATAAGCTTTTGTTGAGCATCTTGCATTAAAACTGATTCAATAGCATTCATCTTTAATTGCAACATCTCATTGTAAGAGTTCTCATCAACAGATCTAAAAGTAATTTTGTTATTTCTTTTAGAAAATTCACTAGTTAAAACATTTATCACATTTGGAATAATAGGATAAAATTTAAGTTCTAAAGCAGTATCATCTTCTTTTACAAGAACTTCAACAAGATCTCTCATCTCATTATCATGTTCAACTATATAATCATTTTTATCAATGATACCTTTAGCAAGCTTGTAGTTTTTCATCAACCTTTGAGCATTGCGTCTAATTTGCTTAAGCCCTTCCCATTCTAACCAATCCATATTCCAAGCTATCCACTCTTCATCTTTTTCTTTTCTAGGTAAAAATTGAATAGGTTGTGTAATGGAACCCATACGGTTATACTCCGTTTTGGCTCCACTCTTTAATTGCATCGCATTTAAAATCTTCATGTTACTTTATATTTTTAAACATGTTTTTTGGTGGTCTCATAGAACTACTTTTACTATTGTTTCCAATATGCCTAAAGGGACTATTGCTTAATTTAAACAAATTATCTGACTTTTGCAAGTGCTTAGTATCCTTATATTCCACACGTTTTTTATAACCTCTATTAGCTTGTTGTACTTTAGCAAAAGAGACAAGCGCTGCCAAAGATACTAATCTATCGACATTGACACCTTCTTCATAAGCTTCCATTTCAACCATAGCCATAACATCTGGTATTCTTTCAATACCGTAAACTCTTTTTACTATAGTACCATCTTCCTTAGTTTCAACATCTATTTCTTCTTTTAAAAACTCAATTAAATAACTAAGCATATGGCTTTTAAATAATGTTCCAGTATTCTTCCAACCATATTCTTGAAACACATTAGCATTAGCACCTAGATCTTTAAGAAAAAGAATTTGATTTTTAGGTACAAGATACTTTTGTAATTTTCTAGAAATCATATGTCTAATAAAATGACTTATGTTATTTTCAACTAATGTCCAAGCATTGTACCACTCAATAAGTAATTCTAATCTCTCATGGGTTTTATTGATATCATCAAATCGGCCACACCAACTAGCAACAATTTTATCTTGTTCTACAAAAGTTTCTGTTTTTTCACTATAAACTCTAGTTACTTCTACAGGATTTTTATAAATATAAATAGAACAAAGTGATTCTGAAGTAGTTGTTTTGCCTTCACCAACGGGGTCAATAGAAGCAAAGTAAGTTCCCCATGAAGCTCCAGTATCTGGTTTTTCCCAAACAACAATAGTCCCTGTTTTATCTTCAGTATTTTTTGTAATAGGAAATTCTGAAATAGGAAGTTTACTAGTTATTTTAGCTTCAACTTTTCCATCCGGAGCTCGATTAAGTTCCATAAAATCGTAAGCATATTCTTTATCGAGAATTCTACGCTTTTGTGCTGAAACATAATCTAAAGGAAAAATTGATACACTTCTTGAAGCAAAAGCTTCAGCAATATTAGTTGGATTTTGAGATATCCTTAATTGATATTGTTCAGCAGAAAGTTCTCTTTTCCATCTTTCTCTAAGAACTTCTATTGCGTTTAAACTTTCTTCAACAAGAGAATTACCAAACTCATCAATATATGGAGGCATTGACCATTGCTCTGGAATAAATAATCCACTTAATCCTATTGTTCCTTTTTCATCTAAAAGATTAGTTTCTACAGCATAGATATCATTTGGCACTGGTCTTAATATCATTTCTTTTAAAGGTCGACACTGACCAAGATCACCAACAGATCCTGCTGCAATAAATAATCCAGTGGTTATATGACCAGATTGTAAAGCAGGTCTAAGATACTCATATGTTTTATCCATCTTAGGTGCAATACCAGCTTCTTCATGAAAGAACAAAGTACACGGTCCACCTACACCAGCTGTAGCATCTTTTTCAAAAGTTAACATAGAAAGAACTCCCTTAAGACCTTTCATATATTTTCTACCCGAACTATTTGTTTCCTCAATTTGTTGTTGCCACATCCCTGTTTTCAAAGGATTCATTGGACGGTACCAAGCTGTGTGCTCATTAAGGAAAGAAAGATACTCATTAAGAAACTTCCAAGATCCTTTATCATTAACTTGATCTTTTAAAGCAGCACCCATCTTAATAATTGGTGTTTCTTCAAACCAAATTAAATTAATTTGTTTAGCACAATGAAAATATGATGAAGCTATCTGTCTTTTCTTTAAAATAGCACAATGCTTATAATTAAGTTCTGCTAGTAACTCATATAAAGACATATGATATTGTGCATCGCGAATCCCGGGAAAATCAAACTTCTTTTTCTCTTTATCATTTATTCGAAGAAAATTAAGAAACATATAATAGTCTCTTGGAATATACCAAACTTTATTATTATTCTTAAAGATAACTCCCTTGCGACATTTAAGTTTTTCAAAGTCCCAATAATCTACAAAATCTTTACTTCGAACTGGAGCTACACAATAATAACCTTGAGCATTAAAGTTTTTTGCTTGCTCATTAAATAATTGAGCTGTTTCATCAAATTCATATTTACCTGGTAATTTAAAACAAGAGTGAACAAAGATTCTAAAATCATCTCTAGTTTGAAAGATTGTATCATCTATCCAATTACCATTTTCCCAAGTAGGAATTTCTATGAAAGGTTTATTGATCATAAGCTAATCCCGCGCCTCCACGAACATGGTTTTTTTGTTCTTCTTGCAAATCTTTATAAACTCCTTTAAAAGAAGATCTTATTCCTTCAAAGTTTTTAGCAGCAGCTACCAATGAATTAATGTTACCATCTCGACCATGACTAATAGGAGTTATTTCCATATATCTAGCTAATCTATCCATCATAGTAGCCATGCCTCGATATGATCTTACTGTTGGTGTTTCAAAAAGTTTATTACAACGATCTTTTGCTCTTATAATTAATTCATCTTCTATTGAAAAATTAGCTTCAATCTCATTTAATATTAAACTTTCTTTGTCTTCTTCTGGAACATTAAAAAAAGGATTAAGATTTGGATCAGGACAAGTCATATAAAATATATACTTATAAATAGTTATATAATCTGTCGGATACTCATCCATAATATTTTTTAAAAAACTTAGAGCATAACAGTGTTCTGTAGGTACTAGTTTTCCATCATGTATATCAAATAATCTTATCATCTTTTACGCCATTTTAAACTAATATTAATACACAAAAAACTAATAGACATATCGGTATAATAATCCAAAGGAAAATTTATTCCAAAGCAGATACCGGGAAAAAAATAAATTCTAGTTTTTAACTTTTTCTTTTTCATTATTATCTCTATTTTCAAATAACCAATTAATCATATCAATTACTTCTCTTTTAAGATAAGGAACATCGTAAGGTACAACTTCTTTTACAATTGGATTATTACTTGAATCTAATTTTGCAATAGGATATCCATATTGATCTAAGCTTTCTGTTTCAAATACAATGTGGTGAAGTTGCATCTTCCCCGGTTTATATCTAGGATTATGCTTAAGAATAATATACATATAAACACTAAGCTGTAAAGCATAATGATTAAAATTGCAATCATCAAGATGAGAACAACAAGAATACATTTTACTAACGACTCCTTGATAGTTTTTAAAACCTTGTAACTTGATTTCTTTATTTGTTTTATAATCATAAATATCTACTGTATCTTTTACAACTTCAACACGATCGGATTGTCCACATATACCTGCAGATTTCAAATAAACAAAGTGTTCAGGATAAATACCTTCAGTAAGTTTTTGACTCGGAGCTTGTTTAATATCTCCTTCATAAAGAGGTTTAATAATAGGAATAGAAACTCCTAATCTATCAATTGTCATATGATCGGTAAGATCTTTTTCTCTTTGATCATGATACCAGGTACCCAAATCAACAGCTCTTTTACCTTCATTTTCCCAAGCCTCTTGTATCTCTTGCATAGATAATCCAAACCATTTAGATTTTTTATTCTTAGATGATTTTAAAGCTTGAGTTGTTGGATCAAATTTTGGTTTAAAGAGACTAATAAATGATGTGACACTAATCCAATCAATTTGTTCTTGTGGATCAGTACTCTCATATTTATGATTTTCCGCTTTGAATATTACTGACATCTTGAGTTGATTTTAGAGTGATTTGGTTTTTTATATTATATACTAATATCATCAGGATTATAGTTAATATCTGTATATAGTTTTTCTTCTTCTTCTTCTGTAATAATAGATTCCCATCTAGAACCTTCTGGATGTGGACACTCTGATGACATAGATCTAGTTTTAAAAGCAAGTTTACATCCGCATTCTCCACAACAAGGTGCTGTTCCTGGAACTAAACACTTATCACCTTTTAAATCAATAAGAGGACAAGCTTGACAAATTTTCATTCGCTCTGTAGCTATAAACTCTATATGATCTTTTTTAAAGATTGTGTTCTTGACTCCTTCAAGAATTTGCATCCGGTGATTCCAAATCTCTTTTAATGATAGACCCATTAGTTTTTTTATTTTTTAATTCTTCTTTCCTTTCTTTATCTGCAGATGTAATCTCCATCACTTTATTTAAATTTTTTAATCTTTCTTCTACATCTTTTCTTATTTGATGTTTTGCAAAACTCATTTTATTTGGATCTCCAGAATCTAAATGTAATTGGTATCTTCTTCTTTGTTCTTCTAAATCCCAAACTTTTAATCTAAATTCTCCTATTGATCTTACTTGAATAATAGGAGATCTTAATTCTACTAAACTTTTTCTTATTCCTTTCCAATAATAGTCAACTACATGTTCTACTAAATTAGGATTTAAATTTAATTCTTTTGCAGTTGACTCTATAAAATTTCTAGATTTCTTTGGTATCAATGTGTATAAATTTAAAGTCCAACAATATATTTCCTGAACATTGTATTTTTAAATCTGGATTAATAAAAATCTTTTTTTTACTTTTTCCTTCTTTAACTATAAATCCAATCTTCTCCATTTTTGTTAAACAGTTTCTCACTGTTTGAGTACTCTTAAAAATATTATCAGAAGATGCTGTTACACAAAAATCAGCAAGATCCTGTTCACCTTTTAATCCAAGTAAAGTAAGACAATCTAATTCCGACTCACTTAATAGGGTTGAAGTAAGATAAGAATGTGTAAGAAATTGTAATTTTATAATACCTGATAATGTAAATTTATGACGCTTATCAACTAAATTAACCTGTGCCATGTTGTTGGTTTATGACGGATTTATACTGACTTAAGCTTCTTCTCTGTTTTTTGTTTTGGAGCTTCTGGAGCCTCTTCTTGATTATTAGCAGTTGGCGCTTCTTGAGTTCCTGGAGGATACATGATCATAGCTTGACGAGCAATAGATTCAACTCTTATTAACTTTTGTTTTTCAATCTCTGTTAAAAGTGTCTCGTATTCTAATCTACTTTTAAGCATTGGTAATTCACTTTTATAAAAGTTTTCCATTGCTGTACGATGTTCCTTGATCTCTTTTTCGCTAGGAACTTTTGTCTCTTCTGTGTTGGTTTGTTCTGACATGGTTATTTTTTTAATTAAACTTGAGACAAATATATTACATAAAGTTTAAACTTCCAAAGTTTATATTAAATTTAAAATAAAAAAAAAGTCTCTGATAAACAGAGACTTTAATTACAGGAAAGCAAAAGAAAGCTAAATTAAATTGTATCCTGTTAAAACATTAATGATTTATTTTACTTTTTTAGAAGATGATCTGTAATTAGTAAAATTTTCAGATGCTGTAAAACCTAATCCAGCAATTACAATATACTCGACACCGGAATAAACATTATCAGATATTGTATAGTCAGTAAATAAGTCAACTAAAAAACCAATAGAAATTAAAATAAAAGCAGCTAGTGTAACAACTCTTTTAGAAGAAATTTTTCCATCTGAACTTAACATGTTTTCAATAAAATTTTTCATGATAGATAATTTTGTGTTATTTGATATTCAATATAATAAATATAATTCATATTTACAAAAACTATTGTTCTTTATCTTTCCAAATAGCTTTCTTAATTTTTTCCCATAGGTTATATCCAAGTATAATACTACTATTTTCAAATATACTTTTTACTTCAACTGTAGCAATAATACCAGTAGTTACATCTATCCAGGGAATACTTGGTGAAAGATACTCTTGAGCTACCTTAGCTACCATGATGGCTAATGGATACACAATAAGCTTAGATATAATTCTTCCTGCTTTACGTGAAGTTATAGATTTCCACCCACCTGTATTTTTAGCGGCCCATATACCTAAAAAAGTATCTACCATAATTAAGAATCCTATAGCATATAAAGCTGAAGATAACTCAGTAAAAAAAAGTGTTAGAAATGCTGAGACTTCTAAAAAATAGTGAGATATAGATTCTTTAAAGTTCATATTGAAAAGGTAATTAATTTTTAAGTTATCCTACAAAAGTTGATCTTCCTGACCTTGTATTATCTGTTGGTAGTAATCCCCAATTTAGTGTATTTGAAAATACTCCTTTGTAACTGTATATTGGTCTACCAAGTGATGAGTTAATATCAGTAGCATTTACAAAACCTACATCAATAGTAGAGCCACTATCAAGTGTGAATATTGCTTGTGAACCTCCGATAGTAGACCTTAATAAAATTTGACCAACACTTGTCGCCTGTGTACAAGTAAATGATTGTCTTACTCTATATGTTTTTGTAGATACAAGTTGTGTTGTTCTTAATGCAGTACCATCAGAACCTAATACAAAATCATAGGTATCAAATGTTCCATCTGTACCTGAAAAAGTAGTAGTTGAAAGTTGTAATGTTAGTGTGCCTAAACATATTAATTGAGTGTTAAGAGTTACAGCCCCAACAGAAGCAGTACCACTAACCGCACCAAAAACAACATTATACCAAGTTATTCCTGCTCCATTAAATGTTGTACTACCACTACTATTATATAAAATAGAACCCACTTGTACATTAACTGTTCCAGCAGTATATGTAAATATCCCACCACCAATATGACCTCCAGTAAAATTTATTGTTCCAGCACTATTAATATTAAGATTATTTTGCAATCTACCATTACCAGTCCTTGACCAAGTTCCAGTAGCTAAAGCAGGGACAGAATAAGTAAATGTTGTTGTTCCTGAATAAAGACCTGCACCCGATTGAGTGAGATTTTCTGTTATAGTGATTGAGTTTCCTGTTAATGTTGAAGTAGTAATATTAACTAATTCTACATTTTGTGCAGTCCAATTAGTAGGTAGTGTAGTAGTATTAGTATTGCCTAATTCTAAATTAGTAAAATTAAGTGAAAAAGCACCAAGTGTAAAAGTAGTTGCACTATTACCCCAAGTACCAAAAGTAGTGGCATTAAGATTACTTGTTAATGTAATTGCTCCATTTACTAATAATTTTCTAAATGTAAATCCTGATAAATTTAAAGTTAGTGCTTGAACAGAAACAGTACCAGTTGTGTCATCTATTATACCTGATGTATAAGTAAATAATCCACTTCCTTTATAAACAGTTCCTGATATAGTAAGTGTACCTACGGTGTTTATTGTTAATACATTATTTATTATTCCTGTAGATGAATTACTCCACGTTCCTGTGCCACCAAAGATAATTGAAGTAGTTCCTGCATATATACCAGCAGTTGTTTGTGTTAAACTACCATTGATATTTAATGTATTATTTGTAAGAGTAGTAGTTCCACTTCCTTGAAATGTTATTAAACCAGTTACAGTCCAGTTACCAACCAATGTATATGTTGCAGAAGTACCTCCAAATACCAATGTCCTCGACCAAGTAACACCTCCCGATGTTAATGTAGCAGTTCCATTTAAAACAATACCACTTGCCCCCGCTTGTGTATATAATCCAGCACCGAGATTAAGAACGCCATTTGTGGTTATATTTGCATTGAAAGTAATTGTGCCTATATAATTAGTAAAGTTTACTCCTACTAAGTTTGCAGATGCAACATTCACAGTAAGATTTCCTGATGTAATAGTAAAAGCTATATCATCACCAGCAATTGGTACAACACCACCTGTCCAAGTGCCTACCGCATTCCAGTTACCACCTGCATTAGATACCGTTCTTGTTGCCATAATTATTGATTTTCAAGTTTTCTTTCTTCTGTAATTCCCATATTATTTATTCCTAAATCAACATCTGCCTCAGTTTGTGGATTAAAGTGAGTAACCTCAATAGTTACTTTTGTGTCATAAACAGGATAATAATATTCTATTAAAGTATATACCATTACATAATCAAATACTTCATCTGTATTAGGGATAGGATTACCTTCATCATCATATTGCCAAGTAATCTGTTGCTCAGGAATTGTTCTTCTCTCTAATTCTATCCAAGTAAAACTCATAATTTATGATTTTAAAATTGTGATAATTAAATTAACGCTTGTTAAAGTAGATGCAGAATCAAGATTAAATCCAATAACATCACCCGCTGTTACAGCTGTTGTCCAAGTAGTAAGAGTATTATCTGAGTTAAGTTGTTGAGCAGTTAGGGTAGGCTTCTCTGTTCCCGCAATAGTATTAGCTACAGTAGGAACTACTCCTGCTGCTTTCCATACATCAATAACACAACTACCTGCTATATCAGAAACTATATTCCAACCAGTAATAGTGCCACTATAAGGAATAACTGTATATCCAATAATACCTATTAGTGGCGCAAAACCACCTCCATTAACACTACAACCAAAGGTTGCTGTTTTTACATTAGGTGTTGCACCTCCACCACCTGATGATATTTGTATTTGTGTGCTCATTAATATGTCTTGTTTAATGTAAATACATTATCTACTTATTTCTTCCCAGTCTAATGAAACATATGCTCCTAAAGTTCCTCCTGTAGCATCAATAGCCATTTCAATAACCAATTCAAAACGTGTACCTGTAAAAGTATTTCTTTCTAATTGACTAGCAAATATTGCCTCTTTTAATATATTGATACTTGGAGAACCTTGATTAGATGCATTTACATATCCTTGTGCTAATACTCTACCACCTGCGGCAGATGACCCTGTTATATTATACTCTACTGAAGAATCAGTTCCAGCAGATACCCATGCTCCACCAGTTATAGTAGCACCTTGCACAACTCTCCAAGCGTAGTTTTTTCCATTTCCTAATCCTAATATAGATACCGCTGTAGTTATAATTATAGCATCTAATGCAGTAGTTTTAAGTCTAATTCCTACCATTGGATAATACGTTCCTGCTACAGCAAATGTTTTAGGAGTAGTAATAGGTGTTCCAACTGCTTGTTGTGCTCCTCTAAGTTCATAACCACCTTCAGATATTGCACTAGAACAAACTTGTTTTAATGTGCTGGCAGTTGCTGTTACTCCTGTATTAGTTATCTCATATCTAAGTGGTAATGAAGCTGTAGTAATATAAGTAGATGTAATAAAATTAGCATGATTAAATCTATGGCATACAATGAAGTTACCATCTATAATAAAACCTACTCTTACAGTTCCTTCTCCTAACCACTCAATATCCATGAATAAAATCTGAGCCTTAGTAATATCTAAAGTTATTCCTGATGGACCATTGCCATCTAAGGTATCAGCATTCCAAGAAGATTGATCAACAACTGATTCTGTAATAACACCTGTAACTAAACTTCTTTCTACAAAACTTAAAGTATTATCACTAAGTTGTACATAAATACCATTATCAGTACCAAAGTAACCTACTCTCTGTCTTAGATTATTCTGAGCAGGAGCCATTACAAATGTATTTAGTACTAGCAATGACTTACCTGGTTGATATGACATTACTTTAAATGTTTCTCTTAGTACTTGTGAACCACTTGTTGTATCTACATTAAGATTTACTAGTCCTTCATTTGCACTAAACACAGCTGCTCCTCCACTTGCTGTTGATGTAGCCCATAGACCATTATCTCTGTATCTATTAGAAGAATCAAATAGTGTTAATGGCTGTGCTACTCTTAGTCTACCAAATGCATCAGCCAACATTGGGTCATTAGCCAATATTGATTGATTAGATATTTGGGAAGTAGATATTATAGTAGCCATTATGTAAGTGTAATGATGATTAACTCAGCCCCAGCATTAGTTGTGGTATCATAAGCTACAGCTCCTAATGTGTTATCAATAGCTCCAGCATCAAAGTTAAGAGTCTCACCAGTTTTTAGAATCATACCTCCTACAATAGCATTACCTGTTCCAACACTTGCAAATGACATTGAATATGTCCCTGCTATTACAGTTCCATTAGAACCTGCTGGTCTTAAAAAATTAGGAGTTCTTAGAATAGCACCACTATCAACAGTTAGTGAACTGTTTAATACTGTTACTCCACTAGGTGCACTAATAGGAACAAGATCTGCCGCTAAAGGAGCTGGAGTAATAGTAGTCTGTAAAGTTTGATTAAACCATACAGTAGATACAACAGTAGATGTAGCAACATCTATAATATCATATCTTACTACAATATCTCCAATAGAATATCCTGTTCCAGAACCAATAGCTTCATAGGTAGTAGTTCTAGTTTCATAATCTACACCTGGCAAAGCACTGATACTATTGTTTATAGCATCTAATAACTGTAAGGTTCTTAGTTGGTAAGGAAAGTTATTCCCTTTATTACCTTCCGTTTTTAAATTTCCTATACTCATAATAGCTTTATTGTTTAATATAATATAACCATTTCTATTTAAAGATACAAATTTCTAATTAAAAAATTGGGCCCAGTTGCTGATTAGGCGCTTTTCCGGAGTATCACTCCGCTGGTCCCATAATATCTATTATCTATTTTTTAAATTGTCAATCTCAGCATCCATCTTACCCCTAAAATAAGCATCATCAATTAAATGATCCTGGTAATCTCTAGTCAACTCTATACCCCGATCAGTTAAATCATCATACATCTCTGTAGTCTTTTGATATCGTTTATCAGATTTCTCATCTCTAATATCATTCTGAATTTTTATATCATGTTCTAAGTTCTCAAGATTCTGCTCCATCTCCTTAGCCTTTATCCATATAACAGATATCTGATAAATAATCAAAATCATCGCAATACCAACAGACAATATCTTCCACCAGTTATCTACAAACCTAGCCGCCTTATCTAATTTACCTTCTTGCATATATTACAATATACAAAAAAGATAAATAATATCAAAAATCCTTACCCTCCTCCAAAAGTGTATAAGTAAAACTATCCCCATTTCCAGCAGCCGTGTTCTTCTTAGCAATAGATAACACATAAGCTAAATCCTTCTTATACCTGTGAACCTGACAAGCCGCTGAATTTGGGCCCACCTTACCAGAATCATAACCGTGGTGCTGGTTCACACCAAAATAACCCTCCTGGATACTCTTTACATCAAAGTCCATAATGTTATCCCTATTACGATCCCTATAAAGCTTTACCTTATTACCCGTTTGTACAAAAGCTTCATACTGATTCTTCCCATGCTTACCTATTTTCCAAACCCCACGATATTGACCCCTAGCCAAAATACCACACCCCGCAGGATTCAATAACTTATTCTGCATATAATAAATCCCGGGATCACTAGTAAACTGATCATCTACCCAACAAACCTTCTTCCCATATTCATCCTCATATAACAAACAAAAGAAATCATCCCAACCATCTACCTTACGGTTAAGAGATCGTACCCCAACCATATTAACATTATAAGGACCAACAAAGAACTTAAAGCCCCCCTTCTCAATAGCCCTCTTTATAACCCCATAGGTCAAATCTTCCTTTTTCATATTCCCAAAATTTTTGACCAATATAAAAATAATTTCTAAATAAAAGATAATCATT